CGGCGTCGGTGTGGGCGTCGGCGGCACATTCATGATCGGTTGATCGAGCGGCACGTCGAGCATCTTGTCGACGTCGAATGACGGCGGGGCCTTGGTGCCGAACACCGGATCCACTGTTGGCGGCGGCGTCTGTGGCGTCGGCGTCGGCTGCGGCGTCGGCTGCGCTGGCGGGGTAAACTGATTTTGCGGCGCGTTCGGATCGTTCTTCGACTGCTGATCGTTGATGTTCTCGATGTCAGGCGGAACGGTCACTACGACGCTGGTCTTGCCCTGCTGCTGATCCTTCCCCTCATCCGGCGGGTCTGTCACCGGTGGCACTGCCACCGGCGGTGGCGCCGGCGGATTGTCGGGATCGATGCCGAGGTTGGTGTGCGGTCCCTGCGGCGCGGTGTCGACGGCGGCGCCGATCGAGCCGCTCTCGCCGCCGACATTGGCATTGAATTCTGAGCATCCCGCGAGGTTCGGATTGTCCCGGCACATCATCGTCATTGCGATGGTGTCGCGCGAGCCGATCGCGCCGCCCGTCGTCGGCGGTGGCGGTGCGGTGAACCAGGGATCATAGGCCGGCGGCTTCTTCAGGTGCGCCGCATTCCAGCGTGCCACCGCATCCTCGGACACCGGGTCGCCGCGGATCAGTGCGGGAGCAAACAGTCCGTCCAACGCGCCGATCGGATCATATTGACTGCTTGCCATCTCGCCCTCACACGTTGATGCCGCAAGGCTCGTAGGTTGCCGCGATCGAGATCAATTCCACTTCCGGCCGCGCGGCTTGCGCGATCGTCACCTGGCAAATCGGCGCGTGCGAAAATCCGGTGTAGCCGATGCTGACCCAGCCGGTGTTGCGCACCGTCGGTGTCGCCGGCGTCGGCTGGTCCCACTGCGCATATTGCGCAATCTCGGGTGCCGTCGGCGCGTGCGGCCCTGGCGGCGTCGGCCCGGCATCGGGCCCCCACAACCCCTGATCCCAGACGTCGAGCACGCCAGGGTCGGGTGCGGCCGACGGCGCCGGCGGGATGACGATGACGTAGTCGGTGGTGGCCGACAGCTGCGGCTGGAACGGCTCGCCGGCGCGCGCGGTGAACGAGGCGCGGGCCTGGCGCCACACCATGGTCGCCGATTGCGAGGAGAACATTTCCCAGCCGCCCACCATCACGGCGGTGTAGGGCGCGTTGTCGTCATAGCCGGTGCGGTCGGCCTGCATGATGATGCCGCCTTGCGTGCCGAAAAACATATCGGCGCGCATGCGGCCAAAGCACATCGCATCCCAGCCGACGAAGCGCGCCCAGGCGCCGGTGGCGATGTTGACGACGCCGCAGCGCTGGCTGCCGGCGATGCCGCCGGGCCAGGTGACGAACAGCCCGCCATATTCATCCCACTTGCACATCGTCCACGGCAGCGCGCGCTTGGCGTTGACCTCGTCGCGCCACATCGGCTTGATGGCGCGGGTGATGGCGGCGAGCTCGAGCTGGCTGGTGTCCTTGGTGATCGAGGCCGAGATCGGAATGATGCCGTCGACGGTGGCGATCAGCACGTCGCCGCCGATCGGGGTCCAGCAGTTCATGCCGAGCGGCACTGACGTGGCGTAGCGGCCTTCCTGGCGCCAGTTGGTCGACACCGATGGATCGCTGCCGGTGAAGATCAAGAGCTCGCCCTGGTCGGTCATGAACACGCACTTGTCGTCAATGCCGTCGCCGGCGTCGATCGACCAGGTGAAGCCGCACAGCAATTTGCCGCCCTTGGTGGCGGCGCCTGCGAGCGGGATCAGGTTGAGCTGGCCCTGCACCGCATTGAGCGGCAGGTACCATGCATTCATGGTGCCGCCTTCAATAAAGTAGTAGCGGCCGCGATACTTCCAGACGTAGGTGAGGTTGTGCCCCGTGGCGCAGGACGGCGGCGGCGTCACGCTCGGGTTGGTGGTGATCTGGCTCGCGTTGTAGGTCGTCCAGGTGGTGCCGTCGTAATGCAGCAGGTAATCGCCGGCATCGTTGGCGACCAGCATGTGATCGCCGCCCTGGTTGGCCATCTGCGAGGCGACGTAATTGCCCGAGGCCTGTCCGCTCTTCACCAGCACCGGCGCGGTGGCGGTGACGTCATAGAGCTTGGTGGCGTTGCCGGCGAACATTTTTTGGTTGTTGCCCGAGATGAACTGGAACATCGACACCACGGGCGTCGTTTCGGGCAGCACGCTCCAGCGGCTGCAGCCGCCGCGCAGCGCCAGGCCCTTCATGGTCGGCTTCCAGTTGTCGAGCACCAGGGCAGCACCCGGCTGGATGAAGCTTTCGTTTTCATTCAGCACCAGCCCGCGGGTCGGCGCCGGCAGCGTGATGGTCTGCAGGTTTTGCGCGACCTGTGCCGGCACCGGCGAGCGGCGGAAGGCTTGATGCAGGCTCATGGCGTCGGCACCTGCCAGGGATAGGCGGTGCGGACCGCCAGTGAGCTCGCGCGGCGGCCGATGATGATCGGCGCCGGGCTATCGCGCCCCATCGCCGACGTCAGCGCATCGCCGTAGGTGCCCATGTCTTCGGCGTAGGGCGAACCCTTCTGCGCCTTCCACTGCCAAATCATCCCGAGCTTGAAGACGCGCTCATCGAGCGCAAAGCTGTCGCCGTCGTCCAGGAAGCTGTCGCCGAAACCGCCGGATTTCAGGGCCACGCAATTTTTGTGCAGGTAGGTGTAGTAGCAGCTCTGGCCCACCGGCATCACCGGCCAGATCAGCATCTGGCCGCCGAGCATGGTCCACTCGCCCCAGGCATCGGCCCAGTTCAGCGCGCGGCGGTTCAGCCACTCATCGGTGTCGGGCACAAAGCGCATCGGCTGCAATGCGCTGGTCGATCGCCACACATTGGCCGTCAGCAGCATCCGCTTGTAGTCGGCCGGCAGGTTGAAGGCGGTGGCGATGCCGTCGCCATTGTAGGTCTGGGTCTTGCGCAGCTTGGTCCAATCGCGGGTGTCGTAGGCGATGCGCTGCGCCATTTCATTGGCGAGCGCGAGCATCTCCTGCATGGTTCTGTTGGCGGCGATGTTGGTCATCACGCTGGTCGGCACCAGAACGCCGACGGCCGCGCAGACATCCTTCACCACCGACAACAGCGTCATGACAATGTCACCCTTGTGATCATTCAGGCCACCTTCTCGGCTATGCGGCTGCCTTGCGGATCCGCGGCCTGCGCCATCCGCACCAATGTCTTGCGGTTCGGGTTGCCCTGCAGCGGGATGCCGCCGGTATTGGCGACGACAAAATCGCGCAGCTGGGCATCCGACATCGCCGCATATTCATCGGTGGCGGCGCGCGCGGCCTGCAGGTCTTCCTCGAGCACCTGGTTGCGCGCGCGCAGCACCTCGAGCTCGGCCTGCAGCTGCAGGTTCGGCGCGCTCTGCAGGCTCGCCTCGATGAAGGCGATCGCCTGGTTCTTCATGTCGCGGCCGCCGGGGCCGAGGTTCTTGAGCTCGGCGCCCTCGATGTCGGCGAGCGCCTCGACGGTGTAGACGTTGAGCGCGCGCAGTTCGGCGCGGCGGCCGGCCGACAGGAACGGCGCATGCTCCAGCGGCGTGCCGCTCTTGGTCTGCGCGGCCTTCTCCTTGAATTGCCGGTACTGGTGACTGAAGCGTTCGGCGTAGCTCTGCTGGCGCTGCTCGCCGGTTTCCGGATCGGTGACCCAGACGGTCGAGAGCGCGGTCGACGGAAACACCTTGACGTCCTTGCTGCCTGGCGAGCGGATCTCGCACACCTCGACGTCATCGAAGATCGGCCGGCCGGCCTGCAGCGTCTTGGCTTCGTTCTTCTCGGCCTTGTACTTGAACAATGCGACGAGGTTGTCGTCGGGATCTTTGTAGGCGGGCATCGATGTTTGTCCTTCTTGGTTGTCGGCATCGCAAGGTGCGAGCCGGTCGGCATCGCAAGTGCGAACCGGTGGTCCCGAGGCCGCCTTCATGGAAGGCAGGCTTGTTGGACCTACACGTCGGCGGCCTCGGTGCACCCACTACCTGAGGCTGAGTTCAGGCAGCCGGGTTACTGTCGTACATCCTCCAGTTGAACAGGCTGTTGGTCATGGTGAGCTCCCCCATCCAGCCAATAAATTGCGCCACGGCATCTTTATCTATAGGCATTTGGCCATCGCCCTCAAAAAGCTTGTCGAAATTTCTCGACGGGTGATAGCGCAAACGGAGCGTATCGGTGTTGATACCGAAGGTTGTATTCGCCGGGCAGTTGCTGCCAATGCCGCCGTCCAAAACGATCTCGGCGCGCTTGCCACCGCCGATGTATTCCAGCGCGGAAAAACCGAGCTTGCCGAGGCTCGTCTCGTTCTGCTGACGCTGGATCGCGATCGTCGCGGCGTCGTAAGCCGCATAGTGTTCCGGCGACATGATCAACAGATCCGCCCAATCGCGGCCGCGGCTCTGCCGTGTCATGGCGTAGTTGAGCATGGGGCGTATCGTGGTCGAGCTCATCTGTGTGCCGAAGCCGCCGAGCGTCACGGTGCCGGCGGTGCCGTGCGGATCGAACGTGGTGGTGCGCCAGATGGTGGCGCTGGCGCGATCGATGCCGCCATAGACGCCCGACGTCGGCGTGATCGGGATCGCCGTCGCGAGGCCGGTGATCTGCTTGTTGCCGTTGGCGGTGCCGTCGGAGTAGATGCCCTGGTCCATGGCATCTTCCAGCGCCTTCTCGGCGGCGTCCATGTAGGTCGCCATCACGTCGAACAGCTGCGCTTCGCCCTCGTTGTTGAGGATCTCCTGCATCGACAGGATGATCGGCACGACGACCTGCTTGGGCGTATA